ACTCTGTCTTTAATGTAAAGAGCAGCAATTAAAGCAGATGTTTCTAAATCGTCATCAAGAGAATCTGGGTTGTTAACAATATCAATATTTAAGCCAGCAGCTAAACCAAGTTTCTGATAGCGTTCATAGTTACCACGACCAGTTAGCTGAATAAAACCACGTCCAAAATATTTTCCACCATCATCGTTGGTTTTATTACCTAAAAAGTTTTTACCACGAAATTCTGGTCCATAAAAGAATGAGAAAAATTCTGGACGACTCATACCTTTCTTAACTGCATATGAAAACCGATCTACAATTTCTGGAGTTGCAGTTGAAAATATTTGTTTAAGTCTTGTTGGATTATAGTTAAATGATTCTTTTTGAGGAACCCATTTAGATTCGCCACCAGCGATTCCAAGCAATGCACACTTTGCATATTTTGTTGTTAACCCAACTTTATCACAAGCTGCGATAAGTGCTTTAATTCCATCTGACGCTTTATTAGATGCACCAGACTTTGGGGGTGGGGTAGTTGGAATGTCTGTGCTTGGCGTAACAACTGGTACAGTTGACGCCACTGGTACTGGAGCAGAGTTATTTGCTGCATTAGTACCAGTTGTAATTGGTTGCCCTGATCCATCAGTAACAGGATTACCACTACTGTCTGTTAAAACGCCACCATCCACTGCAAGCATAGAATCATTGGAATCATCTCCTGCACGTTGTCCAGATTTTGTTTGTGGTATACCACCGATAGTGCCTAAAATAATTGGTTGTTGTTGGTCATCATCACGAAACATAATAACGACCCAAGTTCCAGGAACTAGACCAGTTGGGGAATGTCCCAATCCACTAATCGCAGCAGATGTTACTGGTTGCATTGGATATGCCCATGGTAAATCTTCAGTTGGTAGTAAGACTTTATCGTCTGTGTGAATACCAATAACACGAACTTGACAACGTCCAAGTTTTAGTGGATCTAATCTATTTTCAACTACACCAGTATATAACTGCATTATTTCGTCCCATCAAGATTAATTAATAAAGAGTCTTTTATCAACTCTAAAGTACTTTCATGTTTTTCTTTTGTGATAAAGTGATTTATTGCGGATATAATATAATTCCCTGAGAACATATTATCGATTGTATTTTTATCCTTCTTATTGGTAGGTTCTATTTTATTGAGTTTTACAAAAACTTTTCTACCAACTGTATAATCACATCTTCCTGGAACAACAATTTCTATTTTAGTTGACTCAGCTTGTTTTAATAAAGATATTCTTTCCTGAATAATCGCTGTATTAGTGACATCACCAAAGTTTGAAAAGTTGTTATAATATTTTGGTTTAAACATAACTGTTGAACTGTAACGATATATAACTTTTTTAGAAGCTGGCGGAAACTGATTTAATCTATTTTGTTTCTTGGCAGTTTTTAACATATCAAAATTATTACTTGATATCTTCTTGGATGCTATATCGTGAGTATACATTCTAGAACCATAAACTCCCGAAGTAATTCTATCAATATAATCTATTCCAGTTGGAATTTTAATACCAATAATTCTCTTGTAATCTTCTTGTATATTTTTAACGCTACCACTAAGTGGAAGATCATCACGGACATAATTATCAAAAGTAAACTCTGTAAGTACTGGTTGTTTATAAAGAAATTCTAAAGATACAAAATTATATCCATCTCTATTTTCAAAAAATATATAACTTGGAGAATAATTTTTATTAATACCTTGTTCGGTTAAGTACAATAAATTTCTTATTGGAGACCAAAAGTTAGAAGTATACTTCGTTTCATTTGATGTTTCTTCTACAATATTTTTCTTGATTGATTGTATACCATTAGTTTTATCAGTCAATAAAGTTTTTGCAATGTCAGAGACTTTTCCAGTGAATGTTTTACTAATGCTTTTATTCAAATCAATTAATGCGTCCTGTGATGTAAAATGTAACTGATATACAACTTGTTTATCTCTGATCATTTCCCTATCTGTCATTTTATAGATGTAAAACTTCCCAGAGATATTTCCAGTTTTTAATGTTGGTGTTTTGACTTCAAGTTCAAGATATTCTTCTCCAACAAATGGAAATAAATTAATTAAGTCCAAAGAATCTTTAATAATTAAAGTACCTGTGATGAAAGGCGATAACAAATCTTCAAAAATTTGTATACCTATAACTTGATTAGCAATGTCTTGATAAAATCCGCTTTGAGATATTACCCTAATTTTACTTATTGAAACATCGCCAGCAAATCTTAATGTTTGATTACCCTGCTGCATTATAATAGATCATTGTAGTTAGTTAATATTGTATTTAATATTTCTGGTGAAACTATTTTTATTCTTCTCTTCTTTTCATTTAAATCTTCTTCGTATTGACGATTTGAAACTGATACAGCACCTGAAGCTGAAGAGTGAACAATATTACCTTTAGCATCTTCATGGTGGTGCACCGCATCTGCTTGATTTCCATATTTGTCTTTAATATATGAAGAAAGTCTTGGATAATCTAAAAGCCAGTCAGATCTATAATCAAATCTCTCATTCGCTAGCATAATTACCCAGTGGTATTGTGAATCTCCATATATTTTCTCGGCTACGATTTCTGGAGTCTCTCCATCGATAACATCGTATTCATCATAAACTGTAACATTTGCAAGTATATCTCTACGGAAACGAATGTTTCTTGTTATATCAGTAACAACGAATGCTCTACGCTCACCTTTAATTTCGAAGTCATATAAAAATTTTGGGAAATCTTCGAAGTACATTATAGACCATCCTTAATCTTATCTTTAGTGAGAAGTGAAAGTTCACGGAAACTTAATGTTATATTAATTTGTGTAGGCATACCATTATCAAATGTATTAAACTGACCATTAGGTGTATAATTTACATTCATTTCTGTTAATACGCAAGAAGTGTGACGATGTATTTTATCATTCTCTTGTCCACCATTAAAATATGCTATATCAAATTCAGATGGGTAAATATACAAAAACTCTCCGTTATCTTTAAATTCTGGATGCATGTGAAGTTTAAATGTATTAATAATTTCTAAAACATTACCTGCTTCTTGCACGTTTCTTGGAAAAAACATATAATCAAATTGGAATGTTCTAAAATCAACATTCTTAAAAACTTGTTCTTTCTTTGGATTAGCAGCTAAGCCAAATGCTGCACTGGCTGCAGCACCTTGTTTATCACTTTTCAATCCCATGGCACCAACAATCGAAGCTGCATCTTTTCCGAGAGATTCCGCACCTTCTTTAAAACTATCTGATTGCATAGATTTAATAATTGCTTCTGCACCAGCACGTGCTGCTTGATAAGCGAAAGTATCTTCTTCTCCATATCCTACAGAATAACGAATATTCAATTGGTTTGGAATATGTAATGCTATAGCTGTTTGTAATCTTTTTTGTGCACGAGTGATAGATGCAGCTTGAGTAGCTGCTGCTCCCACTCCAATAGCAGCTGGTGCTGCATTTAAAGCTGCTCCAGCAACAGCACCACCCTTACCTGCTAGCAAACCACCACCAACTGCACCTTCAATAACTTGTCCTGCTGCATTTAATCCTACAAAAGCAGCTTTAGCTTTACCACTCTCAGGATTATCAAATAGCTTCTCGTTTCCTGCGATTAAGCCACCTCTATCTCTAGCAGGAAAATCAGCTACAGTTTTTTCAGCATTCGCACCATTTACTAATTTAGAATCTACAGCTACATTAATATAAAATATAACATAATTTCCGCCATATACTTCATCCATAATATCTATTGGATATGAATGCTGTTTTATATTATATTTGTCCGCTTCTTTAGTTCCTTTAAATGTAGTTCTTGCTCTAGAAGTATATAAAGGACCTGTTAATTTTTTGTCTGGGAGAGCTGGTTGTGAGTTATTTTTATTGGATGGAGCTGAGCCAGAAGAGCCATTCATTTGAGTGGCTGCATCACCATAGCTAACATTTCCCATCTCGTCTGTAAATGACATATTATTATCCTGGAGCTAAATAGTTGATCGATATCATATTATTTAGGCATGTTTCACAAAAGATTATTCAAACCAGTATTTCCAGA